GAGTTAAGGCCGCATGATAAATTAATAAACTTTGAACAATGGGTAACTACTCTTTTACAATAGATTCGCAGGTAACGGAGGTAAGCTATGCGGAGCCGGTAACGCTTGCAGAAGCGAAACTAAAAATCAGAGTGAGCCATGCTATTGAAGATGCTATGATTGCCCGTATGATTAGTTCTGCCAGGAAGATAATCGAAGATGCCGCAGGTATCAGCATTATAACAAAGGTGGTAAAGGTATGGTTCAGCAATAAGGGCGGTGCCTATCAGTTGCCTTACGGCCCGATTACTTCCGACATTACCTTGTACGATGATTATACCGGTACAATCCTAACTGACAAACGAATCATAGGCGGTAATTATCCCCGTATTACTTTTCCACAGATAGAAAACATGAGGGCCGAATATACGGTAGGTTATACCCATGTTCCTGCTGCCTTAAAAGATGCCATACTTGACCAATTAAATTATATGTACGAGAATAGGGGAGCCGAAAATGAGGGTACTGGTATTTGTGAGCAAGCATGGAGAGCGTGTCAGCAGTTCACCCGTCAAAGTCCGATACTATGAGGTTAAAGGGAACAAGACCGAATTATCTGTCTGCAGAACTACTGCATGAGCCGATTGGGGTACTTCAACCTACACAGGTGAGCGATGGTGAGGGGGGTTATACGGTTACCTATGCGAATACTGCCACTATTTGGGGTATGTTTATTCCGCTTGGTGATAGCCGTTCTTTGATTGCAGCGCAGGTAAGTTACACGGCATCCGCTACTGTATTCGTGCGCTACCCCCTTACAATCGATCAAACTTACAGATTAGAGATAGGTGGCGAACAATACACCATCCACTCTATTACGAATGTGGAGAATAAGGATGAATATTTGGAAATACAAATCTTTAAGTAATGGCGCAGGGGTTTGCACTTGACATATCGGGGGTGAAGAACATCGAGAGAGCCATAAAGCGCATTGATGAAAAGGCGACCAAAGGACTATCAGATGAATTAAGCGCATCCGCATTGAACATTCAGCGTAATGCAAAAAGAATGGCACCTGCTAACTTTGGTAAATTACGGCAAAGCATAAACATAGACATCAATAAAACCCTATTTAAGTCAGTATTCAGTTCGGTAAGGTATGCGCCCTATGTAGAGTTCGGAACGAAAGGCAATGCCCGTATTCCATCCGGATATGAGGCATTTGCAGCGCAATACAAAGGCAAGGGGGGCGGTACAATTATGGAAATGGTTAAGGCACTCACGCTATGGGTAAAGCGCAAAGGGATAGACCCTAAATTCACATTCGTTATTGTTCGTGCTATCCTTCGCAATGGTATCAAGCCGCAGCCGTTTTTTATTCCTGCATTTGAAGCCGAAAAACCGAAACTTTTATCAAGGTTAAAAAAGCTATTCAAATGATCACAAATATTTGTAAAATGGTGACGTCATGATAATGAAAAACCCTGCCATAGAGATAAAGAAATGGTTAGTAACTCAACTGGCTGCCTATACCTATGTTGATGTTTACGATGCAATGGTACCTGCAAATGAGCCACCGGAATACATTACTATCACCGGTAGAACATCCGGGCAGGAACAAGGGAAAGAAGGGTACGTTAACATGGTTTCAGTCAACATAGATATAACAACTAAAAGTAGTAACTTTGGCTTTAAGAGGGCAGAGCAAATAGCGGATGCGGTGATGGGTGCGGTCAATAGTGATACGGTGGTTGTGTTACCTGTGGGATGGGATTGTAAAAATGTGGTTTTGGCATCGGTAACTAACTTGGAGGACTTGGATCCATTTGATAACACTTTTCGTGTAATTTTGCGGTATGAATTTATAATCAGTCAAACACAATAAATATGAGTTACACTTTTGTAAATGCGAGGGACATAATCCTTCAGTTGGACTTCGACAGAAACGGTAGTTTCCAGACCGTTGCCTGCCTTACTTCAAACTCAATGGAAATCACCCGTGATGCCATTGATGCCGATAGTAAGTGTGGAGATGAACAACTACCCGGTAATTCCGTAAGTCAAACAATCAGTTGTAGTGGTAATGCCATTGACCAAACAGGTAGCGGTAGCCGTGAAAGCTATGACCGTTTGTACTCAATGCTCGTTAACCGTGATTCTATCCCTGCTCGTTTCGGCCCTGCTTCCACCGTTAGTGGCGACATCGTGTATAGCGGTAACATCTTTGTTACTTCGCTTTCATTGGATGCTACTGATAAGGACTTGCTGAAATTTGATGCGGAGTTCCAGGTTCAGAATGCTCCACTCACCCAAACCAAGACATACTAATTTATGCCCGTACCATTTGAGTTAAAAACTTCAACGGGCAGCGTTAGTTTGTTATGGAATAACTGGGCGATGCACCGATTCTGTGAAATGAATGGCAACTTGCCTATAGGTAAGATGTTGGAGATGTACGATGGGCAATCCTTAACCTTTAAGCACGTTATTACAATGGTGCAGGCGGCAAGTGAGGGAGCCGGCAAGGTGATAAGCGAAAGGGAAGCATCGCAGTTGATAGATGAGGGTGGTGGATTGCAGTTCACAGGGTCGCAGGTACTTGAGTTCATTCAGTACACTATGAAGGCAATGGTGCCGGATGTACCTGCTGATAAAAACGTACCGGAGGAAGAAAAAAAAAGTTAAACCACAGGGATAAGACCTGGGATGAGGTTATAATTCTCGCCATTGAATCGGGCCTAACTATTGAGCAGTTTTGGTCTATTCGGTGGCGAGATTTTTTGCTTTACAGGAAAGCGTATGAAGCGAAGCAGTTGGCTGAATGGCAGAGGGCAAGGTTGATAGCTTATGTGATGTACTGCACGAACACGGATACGAAGGGGCGCAAAAGCATAACAGATTTCTTACCTTTGTCAACAGATGAACAACCGGATAGAGGGGAGAGATTGACACAGGAGCAGTTTATAGAGAATATGAAGAAATTATCAGAAGCATTAAAATAAAGCAATGGCAGAAGAATCACTCAAAATAGTCCTCACGGCTGATAATAAACAAGCCATTGCAGCGATGAAGGAAACTGTTACATCGCTTAATCATGTAGATAGTGCAGCAGGTAATACTGGAGGTAAGGTTGTAAAAATGGGTAAGGACTTTACAGGTCTTTCCCGTGTTATTCAGGATTTGCCGTATGGTTTCAATGCTATCTCAAACAACTTAACTCAATTAGTTCCTGCTGCAGGTGCTGCCGGACTTGCCTTTTCTGCACTTGTCGCAGGGTTATCATTTGCTCAAATAGGACTATCTAACTGGACAAGGGGATCGAAGGAAGCAGATGAAGCAATGCAAGCATCTACTAAAGCATTGACTGAATTTAATGTTCAATTACAAAACTCAAAGAATGATTTTGCAGCAGTACGGGCAGGAGTATTGAGTAAAAAAGAAGCACTTGACAGATATAATGATACTTTAGGTAAGTCAGTAGGTTATGCCAAAAGCATTGAAGAAGCAGAGGCATTAATGGTTAAGAATACTGCTACTGTTGTTCAAGCTATGAACTTACGTACACAGGCGCAGTTGTTTCAAGCAAAGTCAGCAGAATTAACGGCAAAATTAACAACGGGGGAGATTTATAATCTTTCCTTAATGGAACAAGCATTAGTAGGTATAAAGGGTTCACTTGGGGGTTTGGGTAATGTAATGAAAGTAGCAGGTCAAGAAATGTCAACTCGCTTTACAGATGCCAATGCACAGATAAAGCAATTTGATAAATTAAGTCAAGATGCACTTACTAAAGCAATTGAGTTAGAAAAGGGATTAGCAGGTACTCGAACTGCACCTACTAATGTCGGAGGAACAAAAGTAGAAAAGCCAAAAGTTCAATCATTAAAAGAAGAAAATGCAGAGTTAGAAAGACAGATACAAGCATACAAAAATCTAAAGTTTGCAATGATGGGGCAAGGTACCATCATGCCTGAAAAAGAGAAAGGAAAGGAGTTAACTAATCTTAAACTTACTACCGAAGGCAATTCAGCACTCAATCAGGTAATGCTGCAACGTAATCAGATAGAGGAACAAAGGATTGCTAATTTAGAGTTAGCCAATAACCTAACAAATACTGCCATGAATAGCTTGAATGGTCTTGCCAATGCTATGATGAACGGGCAGAATATCGGTCAAGCGTTGGGAGATATGTTCAAGCGCTTAGCTATTGACATCGCACTTGCAGCAGCAAAGGCGGCAATATTTCAGGCGATATTATCAGCCGTTAGTGGAGGTACTGCTGGAGCAGCCGGTAAAGGCGGCTTCTTAAAAGGGTTCGGCAAACTGCTCGGTTTCGCTGAAGGTGGTACCGTAAGCGGCCCCCGTTCCGGTTACCCGGTAATGTTACACGGCACAGAACATATCGTTAGACCTGACCAAATGCGGTCAATAATCGCATCCGCATCGCAGATGGGTGGAGGCAATAGTAGGGTAGTGGTGGAGGGTGTAGTGAGAGGAAACGATATATGGCTTTCACAAAGTAGAACGAATACATTTAGAGCATTAACAACTTAACATGGCATACGGGAAGAAATATACATTTTCTGCAATCAGCAAGTCAGGGTTAACCTATGATGCTGAAATATGGGAAAATGATTACACAGGTTCCGTGTATAGCGTAGCCACAGGAAATAGTCCATTTTTGTTAGAGTGCCTTGCTTCCGGTGATGATCCTTTTCAGCCCGTACTTCCTACACTATTTACCATAAGAGCCGATTTTACCGACTTTACAGGCCCATATCCCGACCTTGTTTCAACGGATGATAAGAAGTACTATGTTAGATTTTCGGCCAATGGTGGCACTTATTTTGTATGGCAGGGGTATGTATTGATGGATAGTATTAGCATAGCTTTTACAACGGGCAGGAACTTTGTTGATATTATTTGCGTG